ATATGATAGTTAGAGATAAAAGCAAACAAATGCTTTACGTTGGGGCAGACCTTTCGGGCAAAGCTGGAATCATTCGAAAAACTATCGGCGAACTTTCACAAAACGAATTGAGGGCTTGGTATCAATCAAGCCCTCAGGACGTTGGGCAACACGTCATTTTTACCCCTGAGAAAAAAAGCTATGAGCCAACAATTAAAGAAAATACAGGCAGTCCCGAACAAGAACAACAGGGTAAGTAAAAGGAATCAAAGCCCTTTACTTGCTTCAGTTACTTTAGATACTTCCAATACCATGCTGGTAAAGGAGGATATTTTTAATGAGCCGTCACGGGAGAGGCTTGATTTCACGGGGGCAAAATGGGTGCGGTTCTTCACGCAAAAAGACGACTTTTTAAAAAGCCTTATAGCTATTGTCAATAATTCGCCGACGTTACGAAGGATAATCGAAGATAAAACAAACATGGTCGTTGGTGACGGCTTCATTCCCATGAAGGGCAAAGCAAATACATTGCTTGCCACTTCCATGAAGGGTGAGGTAATCACCGACGATTCTTTAAATGAAATTGAGGATGTTATTTCACAGGTTAATTTACATGGTCAAAATCTTCAGGAGGTTTTGGCTCAACTTGCTTTTGACTATGATGCTTTTGGAAATAGCTTTTGTGAAATTGTTAAAGGCAAAGTAGGCAGCGAGCCATTCACTTATATTTATCATGTACCCGTGTATAACATTGGTATTCGAAAAGCGGAAGCGGATCAGATTATAAAATCGGTTGGCATTTACGACAACTGGGAAGAAGTGCCACTTACAACCGACGGCGTATTTTACGAAAGCGAAGGATTTCGGGAGGTACCAATGTACCCAGATTTTAAAAAATTTGAGGACGGAACACAAAGAAGCGTTATCCATGTTAAGCAATACGCGGCAGGCTATTTTTACTTCGGTTTACCTGAGTGGATTGGCGCGAAAATGTGGGCTGAGATGGAATACCGCATTCAAAGATTTAATACAAGCAAGTTTGAAAACGGCTTCATGCCCTCGGGCATCATGCAATTTTTCGGTTCAATTACGCCAGCTGAGGCAAAGAAATTGGTTGAAGGAATTGAAAGCAAGTTCACGGGCATGGCAAATAATCACAAGTTATTTGTTCAAGTCCTGAGGGACGAGAAATTAAAAGCAAATTGGATTCCCACGTCAAAGGAAAATGAGGGGGAATTTTTAAACTTGCAAAACTTGGCAGCCTCGGCGATTGTCGTGGCGAACAGATGGAGCAAGTCACTTGCAGGCTTCGCAACCGCGGGGCAACTTGGAAGCAATCAACAGATACGTCAGGAAATGGAATACTTACAAAGTACGGTTATCAAACCGCGCCAAAACTTGATGTTATCTAAAATTATAAATCCTTATTTAGCCGAAATTGGGCTTTATAACCCAGCCTTAAAAGACGTTCAATTTTCCATATCAAATACTTTGCCCGTGTCTTTCATGGGCGAAATCAAAGTTGAGGATAATTTGACGCAAGATGAAAAGAGGGAAATATTAGGTTATTCACCAATAGAAACAAATGAGCCAATTAATACAACCGTCTGAGGTTATTAGCGGCGGAGTTGCAAGACCAACGCCTGCTGACATACGTCTTGACAAATCATTGATAAGCCCTCACATTCAAGATGCAGAATACCGTTGGATTATTCCAGCCGTTGGCTTAACGTTTTACGATGCCCTTGTTGCGGACAAAGGAAGCTCCACGGCGTTTACAAGTACTTCTTATCAAGCGTTATGGAATGACCAATTAAAATCATTTTGCGCCAATGCCGTTTTATACGAAGCAGCCCCTTACATGGTTATGCAACTTGGAACAAATGGACTTTATACATTGGACAATGAATACGGGCAAAACGTGGGCGTTGAAGGCTTAAAGTTTTATCAAGATACATTGCTTCAAAGATTGGAGGTAAAGAAGAAAAGAATCAAAGATTATTTGTGTACTTGCGCAACCAATTTACTTGGATTCATTCCCAGCGCCGTTGGTTGTCCTGAGGCAACTTGCGACGAGGACGAAGAAATATTTGATATATATAACACAATGGGCATTGTATTATGAGCGAAATAAAACCAAAGAAAGAAAGACGTTTTTTAAAAACATTGGGGCGCGTGGGTGAAATATTAGTGGAACAAGTATTGCTTAAACTGGGGAGTAGCATAATTAGAAAGATTGGAGGCAAAAAAACTTTGCCTTCAATTCTTTTTTTATTCCTTTCCCTCAGCCTTTTCGCCCAATTCCCAAACACATTAAACAAACAACGCCTTGGCTTCCAAACGACGGGCGACGGGTTGACGTGGCGCGGTTCAATTTCAGACACGGCTTCCATTCAACCGATAAACAACCAAAACGCATGGGTGATTCTTGATACGATTAACCTTAAATTTTACTCATTCGATTTTACTTCCAACGTTTGGAATTTAGTTGGCGGTGGTTCAGCGGCTTTTACGCAGCCCGTGGATTCATTGTTTTTTAATACAGGAGTACCGACCAATAACGTGGACACGGCAAAAATGCGTTGGGATTCCGATTTGGCTACGGTGGTACTTGGATTGAACGACAATGTACCAAATGAATTAGGATTCAAAAACTTTTGGCTTGTAAAAAATCAAACAGGCTCAACCATTACCAAAGGAAGCCTTGTTTACGCGAATGGCACGGTTGGTTCAAGTGGGAGAATAACCGTTGCGAAATTCATTGCCAACGGCTCAATAGATGCAAAGTATTTATTAGGAATAACGGCGCATGATTTGACCGATGGTGAAGATGGGTACGTTATTTCATTTGGCAAAATACGACAGGTTAACACTGATACTTTTGCGGCTGGTGCAATCCTTTATCCTTCGCCAACTGTGGCAGGTGTTTGGACAGACGTTGAACCCGTTGCGCCAAATCTTGATATGCCAATAGGCTTTTGTATTAATTCATCTTCAAACAATGGAACAATAGCCATACGGGTAGCATCGGGTTATAAATTATCAGAGCTTCATGACGTTGCTATTTCGTCACCTATTGAAAAGGCTTCTTTGTATTATTCTGGTGGATTATGGCGCGATACAACGGCATCACTTTTGGTAAGTGACACGGCTTCAATGTTAGCCAATTACGCAACCAAAGCATACGCGGATACAACAGGAAGGTTATATGCAAGGCAGGATTTTACAAATGTTTCAACGTCAACTTTAACTTGGACACAAACGGACACTTTGATTCCTGGTGGAGTTAACGTTGTTCAAGTGTATCGCAACGGACAAATCCTTTTGCCTTCTCAATACACGATACCAACATCAACAAGCGTGGTAATTGCGGCTTCATCATTCAAAGTCAATGATAATTATACGGTTATTTTTCCTCGTGGTGGCGGTGCAGGAATTGGATCAGGATCGGGAAGTTTAACCTCAATCTCAGGCGGCACGGGAATCCTTGTTTCACCTAACCCGATAACAACCACGGGCACAGTTTCGGCTGACCTTAGCGTTTTAATGGAATTAACGGATACGTCTTTATTAAATCTTACATCAAGATTTAACACAAAACAAAACACCTTAGTATCTGGGACGAATATAAAAACAGTAAATTCAAATAGCTTATTAGGCTCAGGAAATATAAGCGTTGGAACATTGGTAGGGGTTGATACCGTTTCGTTATCCAATAGAATAAATACAAAGTTAAACGCAGCGGACACGGCTTCTTTGTCAAATCGGATTAACCTTAAATTAAACGCAGCGGACACGGCTTCATTATCCTCAAGAATAGACGCAAAGGGCACGGGCACGGTAACAAGTGTAGCGACTGGATACGGTTTAACAGGTGGCACGATTACCACGACGGGAACTTTGTTACTTGATTCAGCCGTTGTATTTTCACGCATACGGGATTCGATTGTTTACGTTGCCATTGGTACGGATACCATAAAGATTTTAAAACAAGAATACGCACCAGCCACAACAAGTGTATTAACTTGGACAATTACGCCTAAGTTTCCTATTCAATTAAAGGCTTATATTTTAGTGTTCAGAAATGGGCAGCTTCTTATTAATGACCAATACAATTTAACGGATACGAATAAAATTACCATTGTTTCCAACTCCTTCAAGGTTGGGGCAAATTACACGGTAGTCACGGTTTCGGGAATTGGTTCAGTTGGTACGGGCGTGTTTCCAAACCCCGTTTACCCTGAGGTAGGAATCGCAGTAAGCACGGGCAGTGCCTGGGCTTCAAGTGTTCCGAATAATTCAAGTAATTGGAACATCGCGTTCAATGATAAAATAACAAATGCAGAATTCACGGGGACAACGACAAAGACGTTAACATTAACTCAGTACGACGGGGGAACATTCACGCCAACGTTTACCGATTTGCAAGGCATTGTTGCGGCTGACACGGCTTCCATGCTAACGCCTTATTTAAGGAGAGCCGACACATCATTATTAAATTTAACTTCCAGATTTGCGGCTAAATTAAATTTATCGGATACCTCAAATATGTTGGTGCCATACTTAAGGAAGGCGGATACAACCTTAATGCTTACACCTTACTTTCGAGATGCTGACACATCATTATTAAATTTAACTTCCAGATTTAACACAAAGCAAAACACGTTAAGCGGCACGGGCTTTGTCAAAGCAAGTGGCACAACGATAAGCTACGATAATTCAACTTACTTAACCACGGGCACGGCGGCATCGACGTATCTACCATTAACGGGGGGAACATTGACGGGAGACTTGTATTCAAAGTATTTAAACACATTTGCCAAAACAACTTATATTCCTTTTGATGTTGGAGAAGGAGAAAGTTTAATGAATGTTTCATCGGCTTTTCGCGGTGGGACAATAATGGTTTTTCCTGATTCAAATTTAATCGGAAGTTCAGCAAATGTTTTTTTAGCTAATAAATTATTTGCTGGTAAATATTCTACCTTTGGAAGTGGAATGAGAAATTACGCTCATCAAGGTGGAGACGTTAGATATAATTCGCTTGCTTTTTATACGTCTGGTGCAGGTTCTAAAAATACAAATAGACTTTATATTAATTTTAATGGTGATATTGGAATAAACGACGATACGCCTTCTTTCAAATTAGACGTCAACGGAACACTCAACGCCACAGGCGCAACGACCCTTGGTTCAACCTTGGCGGTCACAGGCGACATCACCGAAGACGGCAACAATGTTTTAACAAACCTTGACACGGTTTCGTTATCAAGTCGCATTGATTTAAAATTTAATACCGCCGACACATCTCAATTAAACTTAACATCCAGATTTGCAGAAAAACAAAACACATTAGTATCTACGGTTAATATAAAAACAGTAAATGGGACAACTTTGCTTGGTACAGGAAATTTAAGTGTTGGTACAGGCAATGCTTCTGCAAATGGAACATCTAATTATATACCATTATTTTCTTCATCGACATTTATTGTTAATTCACCTATATTTAGAAATACAGTGAATAATCAATTAAGGTTTGAATCTTATGGTTTATCTTCGGACAAAAGGGTTAGTACCGATGAATATTTTACTCAGCCAATAACCGTATCTACAAGTTGTGGCTCAGCAGGCGCGCCAAATATTATAGGAATAAGTACGGGTAATTATGTGAATAACTGTTCAAGCGGCACGGCTTATCTCTTGCTTCCTGACCCAAGCAACACGACAGTATTTACAACAGGGAGAACCATTACAATTACAAATTTAAGGTCAGACCAAAGCATTGTTTTAAATACAAGTGGTTCTTATTCAAATGCAAGACCATTAGGAATAAACGGCTCAGCGGAATCCTCTATTCCCGCAAAGCGATGGATAACCGTGCAAAGTAATGGAACAAATTGGTACATTATTGCAACAGGAATCGCATTGTAAACAACAAAAATAATAAACATGAAACAAATCGCATACGTTATTTTTTCCCATCCAAGGTGCAAAAAGTTGATTAAGGTTGTTTTCATTATTCCTTTATTATTAGCCTAACATCATTATCCACGGTTGCAAACTTGCCATTAGCA